GCTTTTCTTCTTGCGTCTGTTTTTCTATATGCACTCAGTGTATCATTCTGAATGGTATTTCTAAGAACTTGCTCATTAAATGTAGTACCATCAATTGTTTGTATGTTACCAGCGTCTAATAATGCTCTTCCTTGTTCAGTAAAAGTTCCACCAGATGGAGTAGATTCAAACAAAACTATAGTTTCATGCGATCTAGATACAGCACCCCTTCCAGTTCCTCTTCTAGTTACTACTTCTTTATATCCAACAATTGCACTTGTTCCACTATTGGGATCATATCTTAGTTCATACGTTTGTCCTGTATTATCTTTCACATAGGTTTCATTCAACCTCATTGTAGCAGAACCTTTGATTGCTGCTGCGTTCCATTGTATGTACTGTCTTTCTAGTGCTACTGACATTTAGATGCTGTCCCAGACCATGTGTGGATCCACGTATGTACCATATTTATCAACAAATTTTTCAGTTATGAGTTCTGCTACACTAGCATACTCTGCTGAGGTTGGCGGGAGAACATAGATTTCTCCCATATTAGTAAAGAAGTAACTATGTACAGTTTTCTTTGCTACTCGTGTTCCGTATTTATTTATCAGTGACCCTGCAACTGCGTCACGATAACTTGGATTCAGATAGTGAACGTTTGCACCTAGCAATTTATCCTCCTGATACTCTAGAACATACACTAATGGTCTTGTATCGTACCATGGATATTCTTCTGGATATGCTGCATCATAAGAGAAGAAACACATTTCACCCAACTTCGGAAATCTTCTCTCACCATACTCACTCAACTCAGCAATTAATTCATTTGCATACCAATCTGCACTTTCCAGTCCATTTGCTCTCTCTTTGATTCTTTCTCCGATGGTTTTGTATCCATCACCAACTTCAAATATTTCATCTTCAGATAGTTCTGGTAACGTCCTTACTACCCCAGTAGGTTTTTTGACACCTACTTGCTTTGCATGAGAGGATTTTATATACGCATTACTACTCTCAATAAATTCTGCTAAATCTTTTTGATTATATCTGGAATAGTTTTTAAGACCAAGATTTCTTGCGATCTCAGTCAATTCATATTTGGAATGATAATATTTCCTAGTCTTAGGATTTATACCAGTGAGTCTTTTATTTTTGAGTCCGTAAAAACCCTTAAGTCTGATTGGCATTACTTGATTCCTAGATCGTCTTCAGTCATAATTTTAAATTCATAGTTACGGTCAGCACAGAATTCTTTTGCTGCTTTCCATTTTGCTTGATTGATCATCCAAGTCTTCACAGAATTTGCCCATGCTTTTGTTCGACGCTTGGGATTGGTAGTTGGTTTCGCGACCTGTTTCTTTGGTTTGATTTCTATAACCTGATGACGTTGTGTGCCATACTTATCGGTGTACTTAATGAAGAAGTCAGGATAGTAACGATGCATTCGATTATCCACAGGAGAGATGTATGGTATCCAGAATTCTTCTGACTGCCATTCATTCACTGCTTCAGTCAAATCACAGTAACTCATAAATTTTCTCTCCCAGAGAGAACGATAAACAATGTCTCTAGGGTTACCTTTGTACTTTTCTGGGTGACTTGGTAAATATCTTCCGCTATACGGCATACATAGTATATAAGTAGTTTAAATGTATTTAGATGTCTGCTCCAGATCCCCAGCAGTTTTATACAAGACTTCAAGACGTACAACAAAAGTTTGGCGGACTTACGAATACTTCACAGTTCATGGTCAATCTTGGACTGAGTTCTTCAGGTGCTTCACTTGGTGAGGCAGTTGAGGGTCATCTTTTAAATTCAAATGTATTTGATGAATACAATAGAACTGATAATTTTAATTTCTTTTGTTCAGATGCTACCCTTCCCGGATCAGCATTTGATGTAATGGAATTGCAAGGAGCACGCCAAGGCATCATTGAGCGTATTCCCAATCGCAGAATCTATACTGATTTTGATTTGACTTTTTACGTCGATACAGAATACAAAATTCTTAGACTCTTTGAAGAGTGGATGAATTATATCGATCCAGTTACTAGTGCTGACGGAACATACCTTGGTGATAAATCAGGAATGAGTGGATTCGGAGATCCGAATTGCTTCAAGCGGTTGAAATATCCTGTGCATTATAAAAGACCTATCATGGTTCATAAGTTTGAACGTGACTTATTGAGAAGTAAAACTATGAATTTATTCAGCGGTGATGTCAAAGATAAAAAGAAAGTGAATATCGTTAGTTATATTTTTCTTGAAGCATTTCCAATGAATATACAAGCAATTCCATTTTCTTATGATGGATCTAGTATCACAAAAGTATCAGTTAATTTTGCATACACTCGTTATTTGGTAACTAAAAACTCTGGTATTGGTAAGAGTGCATCAAAATTCTTGGATAGTTTTGATCCAATGAATGATGTCAAACCTTTCGGTAATACTTTTGATGGTGGAGATGATGGTACTATTGAGGGTTATGATATGGATCTCGCTGCATTTGGTAGCACTGTTGAAGGTCGTCAAATAGCGTTTGAGCAAGGACTGGCGGAAGCAACTGGTGGTGGATTCTTGACTGGCGCTGGAACTTTCTCTGAATTGAATCAAATCAATTCCAATATTGCTTAATAAATAAAATTACTGAAAAACCTATAGGATATTATGCCTTTACCAAAAATTGCTACACCGACTTATGAGTTGGAATTACCTTCATCTGGAAAGAAGATTAAGTATAGACCCTTTCTAGTTAAGGAAGAAAAGATTCTCATTCTTGCATTGGAAAGTGAGGATACAAAACAGATTACAAATGCGATCAAAAATATTCTCAAAGATTGTATTTCTACAAGAGGAGTCAAGGTTGATGATCTCCCTACTTTTGATATCGAATATATCTTTTTGAATATTCGTGGCAAGTCTGTAGGAGAATCCGTTGATTTAATTATCACTTGTCCTGATGATGGCGAGACTACTGTCCCTGTCAAAGTTTATATTGATGAGATCAATGTTGTAAAGGAGGACAATCATTCTAGAGATATCAAACTGGATGATACATTAACTCTGAGAATGAAGTATCCATCTCTTGCACAATTTGTTTCATCTAATTTTGATTTCAGTGGAGCAGATGATTCTGCCATTGAACAATCATTTGAAATGATCTCAGCTTGTATTGATGTTGTTTATAATCAAGAAGAATCTTGGGCAGCTGCCGACTGTACTAAGAAAGAATTAATGAGTTGGATTGAGACCCTGAATACAAAGCAGTTCCAAGAGATTGAAGACTTCTTCAACACTATGCCAAAATTATCTCATACGTTTAAGGTAACTAATCCAAAGACGAATGTTGAAAGTGAAGTAACGTTGGAAGGACTAAACAATTTTTTCGCATAATTATGGCTCACATCAGTCTGGAGTCGTATTATAAAACGAATTTTGGCTTGATGCAGCACCATAAATATTCATTAACGGAGATTGAAAATCTAATTCCTTGGGAGAGGGATATATATGTTGGACTCCTGAATGAATATATTGAAGAAGAAAATCTGAAGACCAGGCAGAGAAACGCTAGTTCAATGGGTTAATGTTTAAAAACCTTTCACTACTCAAATTTGGAAAACTTAGACAGAAGATGCAAAATCCTTCCAAGAGGAAGGCATTGGATTTTCTAAGTTCTGGTGGTGACCCAGTTGCACAAACTGGAGTACAAGCGGTAAAGAGATCACCGAAAATAGATAAGAACCCATTGATAAGTTCTTTGGATGCAAAGAACAAAACAACTGCAATTGAAATTTTAGATTTCTTTGGATCGAAAAGAACAGAACAAAGATTACGTGGAAGTGTAAAGAGACTTAGAGATTCTCTCGTCAATACCTTTGATATTGCAGCGATTCTTAAGTCTGTAATTATTGGCATTACAAAACAGTTAGGAGATGCACCTAACAAACTAAAAGGAAAAGGTGGTGGTGGATTACTTGGCGGAATATTTAATTTCTTGAAGAATGGTATTCTGAAATTAATCGGAGGACTTGGTTCAAAGATATTGGGAATTTTAGGAGGGATTATTCGTTTACTTCCTGGTCTTGCTGGATTCGCAATACCTGCGTTGGTTCTTGGTGGAATATCATACGCTGTTGTGAATGAAGATTTCCGTAATGCAGTGCAAGGATTACTCCCTGGATCAGAAACGGATGATACTGTTGACGAAAGAATAGAACGAGATGGTGGGGAAGCAACTGCTGAAGCACTGCGACAAGAACAGCAAGAAAAAAGAGAAAGCAGAAATCCTCTTCAAAATTTCTTCTATGGCAACATCATGGGAGAAAATGCAGAATATGAAAGACAGATAAAGAGAGCAGAAGAATCAGGAGTCACCGGTTCTGGGACTCAAACTCCTCCAGTTAGATCAACAACTCCTGTTCTTCCTGGTGTTCGTCCAAAAGGAACTGGTACTGAGGGTGA